CTTCGCGGATCAAGCCGAAGCCGGTGGTGAAGGCCAAGTCCACAGCGGCGAAGCGCGTCCTGCCAAGCCGAAAGGCAAGCGCAAGTAATGCCCCTGAGGCAACGCCGCCCACGGCAGCGTGACCCGAAGTACCTGAAGTGGCTGCGCGAACAGCGATGCGCGTGCGGCTGCTTCCGGGGTCCTCCATGTGACGCGGCGCATCTGCGCTCGCGCTCACTGGAGTACGACAAGGAGAGCGGCTCAGGGAAACCGGATGACCGCTGGGCGATGCCGCTGAACCATTGGTGTCACATGGATCAGCATCGCCACAATGAACTGCAATGGTGGGCTGACCGGGGCGTGAAAGACCCGTTCGCCCTCTGCATCACCCACTACCAACGCTACCTGAAGGAGCGAACATGACCGACCAGAACCGCGCCCGCGACCTCGACCTCGATGACCTGAAGAGCATCGTCGCCACCATCCCGACCAAGCCAGCCGCGCGCCGCCCCGTTGCGGTGCAACTCGATCACACGGGGGCTGACCCGCACACCGCTGAGAACCTCGACAACCTCGGCAAGATGTCAGCCGACGCCGTGCGCGCTCAGTACGAGGCTGCGGCGAAGTCGTTCGAAGTGATGGGCGAAGAGGTCAAGGACCGCATCAACAAGCTGGAGGCGTCTCTCGCTGAGGGTCACGCCAGCATGAAGCTGCTGGAGGAAGCCGCTACCGCCATCCGCGAGCAGGGCAAGCTGGCTCACATGCAGATTGCGGAAATGTCCAACGTCACCAAGCACATCAACGGCATGTGCGTTGAGGTCATGAAAAAGGTGGGAGGCTGATGGTGGCGCGCACATTCACCAACCCCGACTACGGCAACGAAGCCCGCGTCGAGGTCTGGGAGAACGAAGTCGCACTCGTTTTCGTCGCCGCGACCAACGAGAAGGCTGATGCCCTCGCGGAGAATATCCTGAGCCAGTTGAAGTCGGGTGCCATCAACATCACCCTGATGGGCAAGCCGACCAAGATCACGGAGGACTGAGGATGGGCAAGCGAGAACTGGTCGATATCGCCGCCGAGTTGAAAGGCGAGACAGATGCCGCCTATCGCATCTTCGACGGTGATCGCACGGAGTGGGTGCCGAAGTCGCAAGTCGAGCGTAATGACGATGGCACCTTCACCATGCCCGAATGGCTCGCGCTGGAGAAAGGGTTCATCTGATGGCTGACCGACCAACCCACATTGTCGAGTTCGATGAAGCCGAGTTGATCTGTCGGATGGTCGAAGCCTTCGCTGATACTGCGCGCCCCGCCGGTCTGACGGCGGGGCAAGCCGTCGATGCCATGCCGCCATTCGAACGCCATTGCTGGCTGCGAGTGTCAGCGGCGATCAAGGACTACTGGGACGAAACCATTTTCGACATGAAGCGCATTCAATGATGATCACCCGCCGCCTCGTTCTCGCGCTCGTCGCGGTCGCCGTCACGCCACCCATGCTCGCGTGGTCGTTTAGGTCAGAACCTAAATTACCACGCCCGCAGCCGACGCTCTCTGACCGGCTGAACGAAGTCGATGGCGACTTCCCCGCCGCGAAGAAGGAGGACCGCCTGCCTGAGGTTCGCGCGGTCAGGACCATCCCGATCACCCAGCCGCCCGCCGCCGCGATTGGCGCGGAGGCTTCTGAGCGGCTCCGCAATGTCGTCCTGACGCCCCCACCTGAGGCTGAGGACGACCCGCCGCGAACTAAAAAATCCCCGTCACGAATTGTGCGCCGCACCCGCGAGGCTCGCGGTGATGTCTGCTCGCGTCACCACATGCGGAAGGTCATGGTCGGGAAGTACCGCTGGCGCTGCCGCCGGTAACAATCCGGCTGCCGGATTGTGACGCCCGAATTACGAGGCATTTTCTGTCCCGCTCTTAGCGCGAGCCGATTGCCCAGCCTGATCAACGGCTTGAACCTGTTTCGGAGAAAAACTTGCCGACAAAACCACCCCCTCATTCCGCTCCCTTGGGAGGCGGCTACGTCACCGCGCTGGTGAGGGTGCTGGACGCGGCTGAGCGGGAGCGGCGGGTGACCGAAAACTGGCAGCCGCTCCGCTGCATGGGCTGCCTCGGACCTGAGGACCCGCCCCACTTCCTCTGCCCCGGCTGCCGCGCCGTTCTGAAGCCCCCGCCCCGCCGCAGCCGCCGCGCCTGAGGGGCTGCGCGCCCCCGGCTGCCCCGGTTGCCCCACCCCACCCGGAAAACGCCTGTACGGGGCTGTCTGACCGCCCGCCGGGGAGCCGCAGCGCGCCCCGCTGAGCGGCTTTCGCCCGCCGGGGGCATAACCCCACCACCCGACCCCGGAAAACGCGCCCCTGAGGCTGGCTGCTGAGCGGCTGGGGGCGTTTCCCGCCCCGGCTGGGCTGGGGGCAGCGGAGGACCGGGGCGGGGCGGCTGAGCCGGTGACTGCCTTCAGCCCACCCCGGTCAGCAGCCCTTGCATATCGAAGGCGGGGCTGGCGGGAAAGCCGGAAGCGGCTCGACCTGTGACGAAGGCGGGTCGTCAGCGAAAGGAGCCGTGAGGCAGCACTCCGAAGACGCTGAGGATGCCGACGATCACCAAGACCGCGATGATGATCATCAAGCCCTTGCCGAGAAAGCCTTCCTCGGGATTGACGCCCATCCAGAACTTTATCAGGAGGGCAATCAGGATCAGGACCGCTGCGGCTACGAGAAAATACATGGCTTATCCCTTCGTTCCGACTTGCTCGCCGTTGATGAAGATCAGCACCTCGCCGCTGACCTCGATGTCGATGCGCGCGACCGGCTGGTTGGGAGGCGGCAATTCCTCCGTTGGCGGGTCGATCACCTCTCCCTTCATCTCGCCGCCCAGCACGTCAGCGATGGCGGTGACGATGGCGTCGAACTGATCCGCGTAGACCTCGCAGTCGCCTTCGCTATCCACGAAGCAGACTTCGATCAGGATGCTGGGCATCTCGGTGTTGTTGAGAAAATAAAGCCCGGTGTTTTTCTTCGCGCCCCTGTTGATAAATCCGCATGAGGCAATCGCCGCGCTCACCTTCGCGGCGAGGTCAGACTGACTGTAGTAGAGAACCTCGGTGCCGACCGGCTGCTCACGCTGCTCGAAGGCATTGAAGTGGACGCTGACGTCGAGGTCGCGCGTCTCCGAATTGTGGGCGTCAACGATGGTTTCGAGATTGGTCGATTGATCCTTGCTGGTGTCGTCATGGAAAACCACCACGTCAACGCCGCGCGCATGCAGCGCTTCCGCCAGCGCATCGACCACCTTCCGCGCCTCGTCCACTTCATCGATGATGCCGTGCGCGCCGCGAACGTATTTGCCGTGTCCTGAGCTGATAACGATGCTCTCGTAAGGCATTCGAACCTCCCTTTCTGGAATGAACACCACCACCTCGTCATCGGTTTCGATGCCAAGGGCACTCATGAGGCCGGGAGAGATATCCGCTACCCTCCCGGTGTCGATGTGCGGTCCCCAGTCAGCCGGGTAGACCCGCTCGTAGGTGATCCCGGTCGAGGGCGCGTGAACCGTCACCATCATGTCGAGCAGGGCATCCTTCGGGGTGACGGAGTAGTCCCACCGCATCGCGATGTAGAACTGCTCAGGCGCGAGCCGCCGCGCCAGCCCGGTGGTCCCCGGCGGCTGATGCGACAGGAAAAGATGCGGGGCATCCTCGACCGCGTAGATGAAGGCTAGCCCCTCGTCAGGACCCACCCCGGTGTCGTCGGGTCCACCGAACCAAGATGCCCGCCCCTGCACCACGGTCATGTCTTCGGACCCTGTTTGCAGTCGCGGATGTCCCTGACCATCTGCGCGATCAGGTCGGTCTGGTTCTTGTTGCGCTCAGCGGCGTTGGAAGCCACCTCGCCAAGAACGTAGGCGGCGAATGCGAGGAAGCCGATGTTGACGACCAGCAGAGCGATGGCGAGTGGCACCGACCGCATCGCCTCGACCGTGGTGCTGGCGACCTTGCCGACCTGTTCTGGGATGGTCATTTCGGGTCCACCTTCTGCGGTGAGATGTGAAGCTCCCGCGTCATCACCTCGCGGATGAGCTTGATGCTGTCGTTGTTCGTCTCGACGGCCTGCTCCAGTTTGGAGATGCGAATTTTCATCTCCTCCATCCTCAGGACCGTGTACTCAGCGCCGCGCGTCTCCATCGTGTGGACGCGCACTTCCAGCTTCGTCATGTACGCGAGGAAGCTCGCGCCCGCCGCGCCGATGACGATCAACTGCCCCAGCAGAAAGACGATCAGCGTGGTCTGGTGTTCTGATAGCCAAGTCTTGACCTTGTCGTTCACGGTCCACCTTCACGGTTGACCCGCCTCGTATTGCAGCCGCGACCCGCCTCGCGACCTCTAGCATCATACGCCTCCGCTCAGCGCACTTGGCACAAATCACGCCGCCTCCAACTGCTCCACCCGCGCCGACAATTCCTTCACCGCGTTGACCAACGCGTAGATCAAAGCCGTGGTGTCGAGTTCGCGCTTGTCGGTCACAGCCACGCCGTCGATCATGCCTTCTCGCAGCGTGACCATTTCCGGCATCACCGTCTCGACCTCCTGCGCGATCAACCCAACGAACACCGTCTCCGCGACCGCCGCGCGATAGTGAGGGCTGTTGCCGTATGGGACGGCTGCGGTAGCTCTGAGGTCCGTCTCGATGATCTTGTTGTCCACCATCGTCTTGAGAGCTTCAGGCTCAGTCGGCGTGTCGTTGCCCTTGTAAGTATATCGCTTCGGCGTCAGCGCCTTGATCGCTTCAAGCCCGACAGTGTACGCGCCCAGATCATTCTTGATGCGCGCATCCGATGTCGCGCCCCATGCGCCGCCACCGGGCTTGAGCGCGTTCGCGTGCTGGCATGTGAATGCGCCGAGCGTGAGTTGAAGAATGTCCATGTAAGGACCCGCGCTCGCGTCGGTCTGACCGATGGCATAGATGCCGTTGTTCGAAGTCCAGATGCCGTAGGCAGGACCAGTGCTGGAATAGAGTGCGTAGCACGGCGCGCTGCCCAAGCCAGTCGAGCACATCACGCGACCGTAGTTATTGGCGACGTAGCCGCTGGTGGTGAGCGCGCCGACAGTAGCCCCGGCGTTGACTGAGAGTGCCCCTTGGATGCCCGTGTTGGCGTTGACGACAAGGTCTCCGCTGAGTGTTGTGTTCTGCGCGAGGACTGTCATCCTGCCCATACCAAGTCCGCCAGTGCCACCATCGGCGGAGATGCGAACGTCATAGTCGCTGCTGGTCGCAGACGTGTGGAAGTCGATGTAAGCCGGTCCTGCGGCGGTAGGTTCACCGAGTTCGATGGCACCACTCTTTACATAAAGACCGCCGTTGGAGAGGTAGGTGCCTCCTTGAACGGTGAGCGTCCCGATGACGTTCACTTGCCCGGTGTCGCGGCGAATGCCGAACGGCGAGTTGATCTGCGTGCCGTTGTTCGCGTAGCGACTGATGACAAAATCAGAACCGCCGTTGCTGCCGTTCTCTGGCTCTGCCGTGCCAAACTCCATTGCCCAGCGATAGGCTCCGCTCTTTGACCCTGCGATGACTGCGTTGCTGCCGTCCTGCCGGTCGAGGACCATGAAGGGTCCGTTCTTCTTTATCGACACGTTGTTGGCGAGAACGACCTGTCCGGTCGCGCGTTCGATCACCAGCGGTGCGCCTTGGTTCACGCCTGCATCGTTGTAGCGATTGATCGCGAAGTCGGAGCCGACATTGCCAGTGCTCTCCGCGCTGCCGTTGCCGAGTTCGATGGTCCAGCGGTTCTTGTCGTTATAGGCACCAGCAACGTATGTTCCGGCAGCGCTGGTCTTGTTGAGCGTCAGACCGGGATTGGCCTTCTTGATCGAGAGCGCGCCGCTCATCGTGTCGCCAGACTTCAGAACGTAGTCCTGCATCACGTTGCCGGTGACACTGAGCTTCCACTTCTCGCCGTCCCACGTATATTGATTGTAGGTCTGGCCGTTCGCTGGTGAGCTTGGAAAATCGTACATCACGCGCTCCCTTCAAGTGCTTCGATGCGCGCCTGCATCTCCTGAATGGTCTTGGTCAGCGCCGCGATGATCGTCCACGGATTTGGCGACTGGATCAGACCCTCGGCATCCTTGGTGCCGGTCGATGCTGACGGCACCAGCGTCTCCTGAAGCTCATGCGCGACGAAGCCCCACCGCTCGACATCATCGCCAGCCATGAACGGCGTCACGGCTTCCTTGGTATCTGCCGCGACCTTCTCGCGGTTCTCGACTTCCCAAGGCGGCGTCCAGTCCTTGTGGGTATACTTGATCGGGCGCAGCGCCTTGACCGTGTCCCACATCGAGCCAAGCTCAACCACGTCCTTCTTGATGCGATAGTCGGACGTGAAATAGATGGTCCCCATGTTGGTGCTGTCAACGAAGCCGTAGACCGCCGCGTTGTAGTGGAAGTTCATAACGGAGGATTGGTATGATCCGTTCTGCCCGTTGCGTGATGCGAAGCCGTCCGAGAGTTGGATTGGACCGTTGAGTTGATAGGTGAAGTTGGGCTTCACCTGACCGGGGAAATTGATGATGTAGGCGTTCGAAGCGGGGCTGTAGTAGCTGACGACTGCGTTGCCGCCGACCTCGTTGCAATACCAGAGATGGCTGTTCGCTCCGGGGCTTCCCGCATTGACATAGAGCGAGCCGCCCAGCGAGCGAAGGTCGCCCTGCGTGTACAGCGTGCTGTTCGCATAGAAGTACGAACCGTTCCACTCAATGAGCTTTCCGCCATTGCCAAGGCTCAGACGCCCTGTCCCAGCGCCCGCGCCAACGGTAAGGTTCTTGTTGATCGACACGTTGTTGGAAATGCCGACGTCCCCGGTGTCGCGAGCGATGAGCAGCGGGATGTCGATAACGCTGCCGTTGTCGCCAGCGCGGACGATGGTGAAGTCAGAACCCTTGTTGCCGCCACTCTCTGCGGTGCCGTTGCCAAGCGACAGCGCCCAGCGCGCCAGCCCAGCGTTGTTCCTGCCAATGAGTTCGCGCGTGCCGCCAGCGCCTGTTCTGTCGAGATAGAGGCACGGCGAAGTCCCGGCGATCACCGCATTGGTGGTGAATGCTATCGCGCCAGTGGCACGGTTGATGGTCAGCGGCGCGAGACCGGGGATGCCGGTGCCCGCATCGTCGGCGCGGATGATTTCGAAGTCCGAACCGACATTGCCGGTGCTCTCCGCAGTCGCGTTGCCAAGCCTTACTCCCCATCGACCCTTGCCGTTCTTCCTGCCGATGATCTCCGCGTTGCCGTCAGCCGTCTTGTCCAGTATCACCAGCGGCTGGACCTTGTTGATCGTGAGGTCGCCCGTCATCGTGTCGCCAGCTTTTTTCACGAACGATGTGCTGTCGCCTGCGCTCAAAACCCAGCCGTATCCATTCCAAGTGTAGGAGACGGCTCCGACCGTGTAGACCTGACCGTTGGTCGGCGTTGCCGGAAAATCCATTGCCATCTATCGCGCTCCCGTCAGCGTTGCGACTTGCGCTTTAAGCTCCGCAATCTGCGCCGCCATCTCTTTCGTTGCGTTGATCAGCGCGAAAATGATCGGTGAAGTGTCGAGCATGCGGAGATCAGTGACAGCCACTCCGTCGATGAAGCCGGTTGATGGCGTCACCATTTCAGGCATGGCGACTTCCGCGTCCTGCGCGATCAGACCAATGTACTCCGTGCCATCGACCGCCTGCTTGTAATGCTCTGAATTTGGATACGGGACGGTCGGTGTATCCTTGTTCTCAGGCTCATCCTGCGTTGGCGCGCTTCTGTTCGACGGACCAGTCTTGGTGTCGTTGCCCTTGAAGGTGTAGCGCACGGGCTGGAGGCTCAGAATGGCATCAAGCCCGCTCTCGTAATTGCCCAGCACGTTCTTGATGCGCTCGTCTGAACTATCAGTCCATGCCCCGCCTCCCGGCTTCGCGGCGCTGCCGGTACAGATGAGGAAGCTGTCGGCGCGCATGTAAACCTGCATGCCGGTGGAGCCGTTCCACATGCCCTGATTGTTGGTTGCGGCGTCCCAAAAAAGATTGCCCTTCAGCGTCCCGCCGCCGTCAGCAAAGTACCAACCGGCGTTGGACGCATGACCAACGACAGCAACCCCGCTTGGAAATCTGACGTTGCAGGTCGAGCGCTGAACGAGGAGCGCAGTCCCGATCACTGAGCCGTTGTCGGCTTGGCAGATGATGTCGAGGTTCGACCCGCTGTTGCTGCCGCTCTCCGCATCGCCATTGCCGACGCGAATGCCGACGCGGTCAATGCCGTTCTTCCGGTATTTGATTTCACCATTCGGTCCATTGAATGCCAGACGCGGAATGCCGCCGCTGGTGACGTGAAGCTCCTGCACGTTGGTGATGCCGGTAGCGCGGTTGATGTCGAGCGCCGGTCCCAAGTTCGCCCCGGCATCGCTACTGCGATAGATCAGAAAATTAGACCCAGCGTTGCTACCACTCTCAGCCGCGCTGTCACCAAGATGCATTGACCAGCGCGGCACGCCATTCCTGTAGCCATCGAGAGAACTGGCATTCGTCCCGACTGGCTTGTTGAGCGTGAGGTTGGCTGAAGTCGTTGGATTTGAAATAACGAGGTTGCCAGTCATGGTATCGCCGGTCTTGGCGACGAACGAGCCGACGCCCGCCGCGCCGCCGACTGCGACCCACTGGCTGGAGTTCGCATCCGCAAAGTACAGCCACAAAATTCCGGTGTCGCTCTCCCACCAGAGCATTCCGGCGAGCGGACCTGATGGCGGCAGATCACCAATCGCAATCGCTGCGCCTGACGCCTGCGCGCCGGTCTGAACCCATTGCAGACCAGAACCATCATCGAAATAAATGTAGAGCAGACCCGTGTCGCTCTCCCACCACATCGAGTTTGGATCAACGCCCGTTGGCGGAACGTCACCGACCGATACCGTCGAGCCGCCGCCGCTCTTGACCCACGCCGCCATCGAGCGACCGTAGATTTTTCCGTCGAGCGGCGCTTCGTTGATCAGTCCTTGCGGACCCTGAGGTCCCGGCACGCCCTGAATGCCCTGCGGTCCCTGAATGCCCTGAGGTCCGATCAGTGAAGTCCCCGGAGGCCACGTCCCCGACTTCGGTCCAAACAGAAAGCTCGTCGTCGTGTTGATATAGAAATCGCCGTTGACGCCGACCGTCGCGATTGGATTGACCGCGCCGTAGAGGATGGTGTTTCCCTTCGGACCAACAGGACCCTGAGGACCAATCATCGATGTGCCGGGAGGCCAAGTGCCCAGCTTGGGACCGAAGATAAAATCGGTCGTGATGTTGATGTAGAAGTCCTCGTCGGTGCCGTCACCGACAGTCGGATCAGTCGTGCCGTAGAGAACCGTGTTGCCCGGTATGCCCTGCGCGCCGCTGCCACCCGGAGGACCCATCGGACCCGGAGGTCCCTGCTCCAGCGTCTGGATGACCTCGGTCTCTTCCTCAAGGATCACAACGATGGAAGTCGCATCGCTCTCCTGAACGATGACGATGTCGTCGTCCTGCTCGACGGTGACCTCGGTCATCGCGTTGCCCCCGCGTTGTTCGTGAACAGACCTGACCAGACGCGAACCTTGTAGGTGTTGCGCGAGAAGATGTTCGACTGATCGAAGTCGCCCGTCCCCAGCCGCACCAGAACATTCTGAGACACGCGAACGGTGAACTGCCCGTTGAGCGGGTCCGTGAATACTATCTCCCCGGTGTCGGTGCCAAGCCGCAGCACCGCCGCCTGATCCTCAGCGTGGCGGCGAAGCATCATCTCCATCACGCCACCCGTGAGGTCGATGGGCACGCCGACCACGGTCTCCCACCTGAACGTGCGATAAAAGTCCGCGTCGTTCTGCGTGATGATGTTGACGATAGCCATCGCATCAGTCCTGCTTCTTGAGCCAGTTTTTACGAGCTTCGGTTATGTCGGCAGCGTAGATGGCATCAATCGTTTCAAGATTGGTGGCAGCCCCCGCATCAATCTGCGCGACTGCATATCCAGAGCGCGAAAAGCAATCGTTGATGTGGGTCAGCAAATCGACGTGCAGTTGATACATCCCTGCGGCGTCAAGCTCATGCACGGTGCCGACCGCGTCGTGCCACAACGTCACCACTGACGGCACTTCATTTTGCGCCGTGTAGGTGCCGGTGATCTTTGCCTGAGCGCGGTCGTCGGTCTTCTGCGGGAAGCCAGCGGTCGTCGTCATGCCGCCCTGCTCTTTGCGCCAGCGCGCATTGCCGTTGTAGTGCTTCAACTGCGACTTGGAGTAGACGCCGGGGTCTGGCTGGATGAAGTCCGAAGTCTCCATCAGCCACGCAGGCAGCGGCGCGGCGAGATTTCGCAGGCGGTTCGCCAGCGTCTCCACACTCTCGGTCGGCTCCGCATCGCCGTTGCCCGTGACCCACGCGAGATAGTCGGGGTCATTGATCGCGACCAGCGAGTTGGTCTTGCTCTGGTAGACCTCAGTGGTCGAGCCACCGATGTTCCAGTAGTGATCGAAGATGTTGATGAAGCTCATGCGTATTGTCCTCCCGCTCCCACTGAGCCAGCTATTGTCCCCGGCAGATAATTTGCATTGCCCGACGCGGTCTGGATCACGCCGTTGGTCGATGCGCTGTATCTCTGTCCGGTGATGTTGCTACCGCTTGCGCCGGTCGCGGCACCGTTGATGGTGCTGAACCACGGGCGCAACTGTCCACCTTCACCAGCGGAGACGAAGCAACCGATATTGACCGGAGACGGAATGGTCAGCGACGGCCGCGTTGGCACGTCCGCGCCGCCGCCGTACAAGATGCCGTTGGCGAACGCCACCAGATGGTTTGCGGCATTGCCGATGATGCGATTGGCTCCGTGATAGCCAGCGGATGCGCCGGGACCAACCATGAAATGCGCGCCGGGACACGCTCCCCAAGTGCTGGTGCTGAGTTGCAAGACGCCGCTGCCGCGCCACCACATGCCAGAAGCTCCATCTCCCGGCTGCGGTGCCGTGGCACGGAAGTTGAAGCCCGCCATGTCATAGTTGCCACCATCAGCGCCGCCGCAAGTGCTGCCGGTGCCGATGTTGTTGAGCGTCACCGCGTCAGGGTTGCTGGTGTTGCCGGTGAGGACGACATGCCCGGTGCCGTTGGGCAGTGGAAACATCAGGCACCCTGACCAAGTGTAGTTGCCGTCAGCGACGTGGATGTTGAAATTCCATCCGCCAAGATTGTACTGCTTCATTGTGCTGAAGGCTTTGTGGATGGTCTTGAACGGTCCACCCTTCACACCCGCGATGACCGCAGACGTTCCATCGTAAAGCTCATCGCTGCCGATGGTGTTGTTGACATAGAAGTCGCGCGGATTTGCCATCATGACGATGCCGCCCGACGCGCCGCCAGCGATCAGTTGGAAGTTCGCGCCGTCATAGGCGACCTCGATCAACTGACCGACCGTCAACTCCCACGCAGCCATCGGCGTCAGGTCGGTGTGGATCAGCGGCACCTTGCCCAGCCCGCTGACGTTCACCGTGCATTGCGACGTGCTGCCAAAACCCATCTTGATGATGAAGCGATGTCCAAGCTGATAGCTTCCCACCGGCACGATGGGCGTGATCTGAATATCGTTGGGTGCCCCGACATCCTGACCGTAGTTCACGAAGCCGCGCTGCACCGCCTTCGAAAGCTGGAGCAGATCAGCGTCGGTCGGAGTAAGACCGTTCTTGTTGATGAAGTTCACAATCTCGCGCTGCGGATGCTCGATGGATTGCGCGGGCGGAATTGATCCCATCGTACCCGTTGCCGGGTTGCCGTTGATGTACGGCGCATCGGGGTCGCTGATGCCGTAGGGCTGATAGTATTTCATTGGTCTCCCCTCATGGTGTTCCTGCCATATCGCCGCCCTGCTGAAGTCCAGAGTAGTCGAAGATGATTTGCGTGTGCGCTGGCTTCCAGCGGTTGAGCAAGCATTCAAGGTCGTCAAACACACCGATGCGTAGATGCGGATCAACGCCCGTCTGACCTGACGCGGCTCTGAACCATGTCAGCTTCGCGTTATCGACATGGACGGTCCAGAAGAAACGGTTCGCCTCAGGTCCAAGACCGTAGGACGGCCACGCTGAAAGCTCGCCATCGTCAATCTTGTTGCCCTTCGGGTCGAGGATGTAGTGACCCCACTCGTCGCGCATCGGATCAGGCGGGAGGTCGCCATAGACCCGGCTGTCACCGCAGCGGTCGATGCCAACCACCCACGGACGATATTCGTGGATGGTGATCGTATAGCCAATCGATGCCGCGACCTCGATGAAGAACTCTCGCGACTGCGCGCCCTGAATTGTCATGCGCTGAACCAGCGCGAACTGCCGCTCCGCAACCGACTGCGGTGCCTCGTAGCATGGATCAGGCAAACCCCAGTTGCGCTCCCAGTCAGGCAGCAATTCGACGGTGAGGCGTGGGTCGCTTTCCCATTCCAGCAGATGGCTGGCGCGGATTTCGAAGTCACCCCAGATGCGCGTCAGACCGCGCACCACTTTCATGAGCGCGCTCTCTTCGTGACGCGGCCACGCCTGCCCAAGCGGAAGCAATCCCGACATGGCTTCGGCGTAGTCTTCGCCGGTTCTGGTAACGTGGCGATCAGGCTCAGGCATAAAGTACAGTCCCCAAGGCTGGCATGTATCCCGGCGCAGGCATCTCGGTCGTCTCGTAGTCGAGTTCGTGCGTCTCCTCGCCTACCGCTTGGCTGATCGCCTCATCGACCCACGACCGATACCAAGTCTGCCCCGGCTTCGAACGCCGCATCTCCAAGTCCTTGAGCGACTGCTCGATGCGCGCCCGCACGGTCGGGTCGTCAACCGTCAGGTTGCGAATGGTGATGTCGTAGAAGAACATGATCGGCGCGACCACGTAGCAATCCTTCACGGTCACCGGGCGCATCTTGTCGATGTGATCGCTGACCACGATGATGTCCTGCTCCTGAGGCAGCCCGTAGTTATCGGGGTAGAGGTCGTCCATCAGGAAGCGGACGGTCATGGTGCCCGGTCCCTGCTCAGGCGCAGCCCACGCCCGCGTCACTCCCGGCACTTGAAGCGCCCAGTAAACATAATCCGCCTGCGCGCCACCCATCGGCGGGTTTTGAATGCGAATAAGAATGCGCTCGCGCAACTGGTCGTCGGTTTCCTGATCGACGCCGCCGCTCATGTCGCCAAACAGGAATGCCCCTGTGACGCCGACGACAGGCTGCGTTGGCGCAACGCTGGTGCCGTCAGGAAGATTGCCGACGATGCCAGCGGTCAACGCGACAGCCTCTGACGTACCAAGCCCGCCTGAGCCGATAGCCGCTGCCGTGACGGTTTGATACTGCACGCCGTTCGAACCGGACAGCAGCGTGCCGATGGGTACCACCGCGCCCGCAACGCCTTCGAACTGCACGGTGCCGTTGGCGTAGGTCGCTGCCTTGCGCCCCTTCGAGCCATCGGCGTTGGACAGCCAGATGATCCCGTGACGATCAAGCCATTCGGTCTCGGCGGTGTCGGGCATCAACTGCTTCGCCAGCCAGTCGAGATAGAGCATGGTCAGATGCGCCAGCCCCGACATGCTGTCGCTCATGATGCGAAGCACCGAGTTGGGGATCATCGCCTTCGCGCCGAGTTGGCTCAGCACGTAGTCCCGCGTCAGCTTGCGCGTCTCTTTGAGCGTTGGCGTAGTCCAAGGCATCAGGCTCTCCCCAACTCTTCCCAGAGGTCTGCGTATCGCAATTCGATGGCCGGGTCGGGACCGCGATAGATGGTGACCGCAATATCGATGCGGTCGATGTCCACCCGCTCAGCTACCACGTCGATGCGCGAGGCGATGCGCTGATCGATGAATGGACGCATCGCATCCCGCGTCCATCCGTCAGCGCGCGACAGCGTCGAGCCGCCGCTGGCTCCAAGCCCGGTGATCTTGGCGCGCCGCAGCAGCCACAGCAGGCAGCCGACCGGCCAGCCCTCCCATAGCTCCTGAGCGTCGGTGTCGCCCCACCAGCCCGCGCGGTCGGTCGCGTCAGGGTCAGGCAATTCCTCATCGGGCGGCGCGAGCGAATTGGTGCCCAGCGCGACGATCACCGCCGACTGCAAATCGAAGCCGTCCTCGATCAGGTTCATGTCATTCATGAGCCAGTCGAGTTGAACCGCGTAGGCGGGGAAGTCGAGTTGCTGGAGAAAACGGATGTCGCCCCTCATGTCAGCCTCGCTTCCAGCGCCGCCACTCTTTCCTTCAGCGCAGCAATCTCCGCATCGCGCGCTTCGAACGGCTGACCGTCCAGCGAGGTCGGAGGACCCGGCTTCGGAGCCTTGACCAGCACCGCGCCAGCGCCGCTCGTCTCCGTTGTCATGCCCTTGCCGCCGTTGACACCGTAGACCGGGTGATCAGCGTTCTCGCTGCCCAGCCTGACCTCACCGATGAACACCCACTTGCCGCCATCGTAATAGCCGACGACCTTGTTGCCTGAGCGAAACTCGATGCGCTTCTTTGAAACGCGCATCTCGTTGTGGACATCCTCGTCCTTGCCTTCGTGCTTGTAGTCCTCATGGTTTGGCGCGCTCGCTTTCTCGGCAAGCTCGTCCGGTGTCAGCCGGGACAGGTCCCAGCCCGCCTCAGCCCACGTCGCCAAGTTCTTCTCGGGCGTGCCGCCCTTCTCGCGGTCCTGCTTCTCTTTCTTGATGTGGCGAACCGAAACGAAGCGCTCCTGCTTCTCGGTTTTCGTCGTCTGCTTGCCGTCCTTCTCGATCAGGACCTTGCCGGTCTTCGGGTCACGCAGCAGCTTGCCACCCGGTGCCTTGCCGGCGCCTTCGTCATCTAGCGACATGATGAAGGTCGCGGCGTTGCGGATCAGCGTGCCCTGCCCCTGATGGTCGTACTGGAAGCTCTCACCCGGCTTCATGCCCATCGGGCGGTGCCTGCGGTCATCGACACCAATTACAACAGGATGATTGCGCTGACCGCCAAGAAAGACCGCGATGCCCTCAGCAGCCTTGCCCTTGAGGTTTGCCATTCCTCCACCACCACCGCCACCTGAGCCGCCGCCCTCCTGCTCATCGCGCGGCATCGGCACCATCGACATGCCGAAGTTCTGCATGCGCTCGACAATCTTGCGCCCCTCCTTGACCATGCCGTCGAACGACATCTCCTGCATCATCGGATTGTCATTGCCCTTGTTCAGCGTCAGCCGAACAATCTGGTGCATCGTGCGCCCCGCCGTTTCCAGTAGGCTGTTCCTGTTCATTGCTGATCCCTGCCCGCTGCGGCTATCGCGTCAATCGTTGCCGCCGCCGCCTTGTCCCTCGTTTCCTGTCTTTTCTGAGCTTCGTAAACCAGCGCCTCCTTGCGGTAGTTGAAGCGACCGTTCATGTGGATGGGCTTGACCATCTGCAACGTGGTCGTCGTGCCTCCGGGGTTCTGTTCGTAGACGCACCCGGCGCAGCCCATCACCTCGTCGTACAGGATCAGCGAGGGCGAAGTGACCGTGTAGTACTCGCCCGCCCGCCAGATATCGTCGGACACGTTCGCGTCCTTGAACCAGCCCTGCACCGTGATCTGCGCTTCATGCTCGCTGCCCTCGGTAAAGACGAACTCCATGTCCGCGCGCCGCTCAATGCCGTGCTGCTTGTCGGCAACGTCAGCAACGACGACCATGTGACGGTCGCGGGTCGAGGACCCGTTGCGCCGCGCAATCTGCTTGTTGGCGAAGTCACCGTTCTCGCTGTTGCTGCCCTTGTTCTGACCGACCGCGAATATCTGCTTGTAGATTGACGGGTCACGAACGACCGCGTTCGCCCGCAGGATGTTGATGCCCTCGACCAGCCAGCCCTTGGTGCTTGCGCCGTTCTCTCCGATCAGCAGCAACCCGCCGTTCGCTTCTGAGCCGATCAGGGTGCCACGCATCTTGGCGTAGCGTTCGATGGCCTGCATCGGCGTCTCGCCGGGGAGGACCTGAATGTTTTCGAACGGCGTGCCGTCAACTGCGCCGCGCTCATGGATTTGGATGTTGAGATGCGCCGACAAGTCCTTGGCGAGTTGCGTCACCGACTTTCCATCGTGACCGTCCAGTTTTTCGAGCGGCACCGACGAGTTCACCAGATCAGAAGTATCGCCGCAGCCGATCAGCCTGACGCCGTGCTGCGAGGCATCGTAGCCGACATGCCGCTCGGTGATGTAGCCGAACACCGCAGGCGCGCCGCCCAACAGGACCCTGACGACATCACCCGGCACGAACTGCCTGCCCTGAACGCTCAGCGGCACATCGACTTGCTCGGTGCATTCGAACTGGAAGGTCGGGAAAGCCTCGGTCCACTTCTGCTCGACCCTGACGGTCGTCCAGTTGGTGAAGAACTGCCCGCGCACTTCGAGGATGGCCTGCTCCTTGTTGGCGTCCTGCAACCGCTTGTACAGCGGCGTGCCATCCGTATCCCTTTCGGTCGTCGGACGATTGATCGGGCGGTCGCGCAACTCCGCAGCAAGCTCGGTGATCGGCTCAG